GCTGCATACACTGGCTCTTCTTATGATACTCCTTATATAGATCCAATAGAAATAGAAGATGCTAAGAAGACACTACCTGAAAACGTATTTCAACAAGAATACCTTGCTCGCTTTATAGACGCAGGTGGTGAAGTCTTTTCAAACTTAGACAAGAACCAATTCTCAATGTGGTCTCAACCTAAAGGTAAGGTCTACTGTGGTATTGACTTAGGTAAACAAGAGGATTACACTGTGGCTACATTTATTGATAGTACTGGTAAAATAGTAGACATCTATAGAGCCAATGCACAAGAGTGGACTCTAATGACCCAAGAGATAATTAGGAGAGCTCGTAAGTGGAATGCTACACTCATGGTCGAAGTCAATTCAATTGGCGATGTTATCTTTGAACAAATTAGAAAACAGTGGTCAGACACACACCCTTTTACAACTTCTAGTAAATCTAAACAAGAAATTATAGAAGGTCTTATTTTAGATATGAATGAGACTATAATACAGATACCTTCTAGAGAACTGTTCTCATGGCTATGGGACGAGCTTACAGTTTATACATATGAATATAATCCCAAGACAAGATCGCTCAGGTATGGCCACCCAAATGGCTTACATGACGATACAGTAATGTCATTAGCAATTGCCAACTACAATCGTAAGCAAATGAAGTCATATGGTCAATATGCTGTACAGGGCAGAAGATAGATAATTCAAAAGTACATCGATTTATATTTAGTAATATGGTCAAACTAACTATTAGCGGCAAAGCCTACAAATTACCAGAGCGACTCTCAGTAGTAGAGTGGCAACGCTTGTTAAAATTCAACTTTGAATCAGTAGAAGATTGGCCTAAAATTATGGGTGCTTTATTAGAGACAGATACTGAGCAATTTAAAAAGGCAACGGTAGAGTCTCTGACTTTAGCTATTGCTTTTATTATTGCTATGATGAACTCAAGAGCTGAGGCACAAATCAAAGACTTTACCACTATTACATTTGGTGAGTTTGTTGATTTAGATATTTGGGTTAGTAGTGGTATTGAGAAACACATAGATGACATGTTAGCCATTTTAAACCCTGATGCCTATTGGGCTGATGAGGCTCTGTGGTCTATAGACCAATACCAGAGATTTAGAGTCCATATGTATAGACAATACAGTGGTTTATTTGGCCTGAATGATCCTCAAATGGATGATGAAGACCCCGAAGCAGTAGACCCTAACAAGATAGCAAGAGGGTGGTATAAAATAATTGTAGACCTAGCAGACAATGACGTCTTGAAAATAGATGCTATAACAGATCAACCCCTAAAGAAAATACTCAACTTCATGTCACTCAGAAAAGAGAAACAGCAGGAGGAGAACTTTAAACAATTACAACAAAAGAGACAACATGACTTATCTAGAAATCGTAAATAGAATAGAATCCATTGTAGATGCACATTATCAACTAGCGGCATTTGGATATGGTGACCTTAGTGACCTAAAAACTCGTTTTGAGAACTCATCAAATAATGATACAGTACAAGCGGATTATCCGTATCTCTTCTTGAATCCTGCAACACACACTAGAAACCTAACCACTATGACCTACAATTTTAACATGATTGTAATGGACATGGCAAGAGGTGAAGTAAATGATACGCTATACATTAACCAATTAGCTATCCAGAGTCAGTGTCAACAAATGATTGATGATGTCTTAGCAGCACTTTATTATGACTTCACGGATAAACCAGAAGTGATGAGAACTAACATCTCATATACACCATTTAATGAAAGGTTTCAAGATGATGTTGCAGGCATGACAGCCTCTCTCCAAATTGAAGTACCAGCAGGACTTAACGCATGTATAGCACCAATAAATACATCTGAACTCTAAATGACAGTAGAAGAGTTTACACAGAGGCTAGAAGGCCTAGGACAACGCGCCACAGACCTCTCTGACATACTTACTCAGATTGGAACAGAGATAACTACGGCTGTTAGAGCAAATGCGCCAGAAGACACTGGTGCGCTAAAGAGATCTATTCAGTTTTCTGTAACACCTGATAGTTTAAGTTTAGAAATGTTAAACTATGGTGTATTTCAAAACTATGGTGTTGATGGTACTAAAGTTGCTAGCGCTAAAGAAATAGAACCTGGTATATTTGGAGTAACACAAAAACGTTTTAAATTCAAGTCTCTAACTATTGGTGGTTCATTACCATTTCCAGTTAGAAGATCGATAGCCGAAAGAGGTCTAAAACCCAAATCATTCTTTAGTATAGCAGACCTTAAAGAAGAGGTAGCTACAAGAATAGAAGAAGAAATAACACAACCATTTAATTAATCATGGCAGTAACAACACTACAAACACCTAACTTACCATTCGATCAAGCGTATGGCCCTAACCCTGTTACACTAACTGGAATTCCAACAGTACCAGCTACTGGTGTAATAGACGCAGACAAATATGTCCTTCAAATACTAGTTAATGGAACTATAATAGCAGATCTAAGACAAACTCCAAATGCTCAAGGTAGAGCTATCTTTGATATTCAAAATACTTTACAGAACTTTGTTAGTCCATCGCCTAATTATATTGAAGAGATTGGATTTATTGGTACTGATCTTTCTAACTCTATAAACGAATCTGTTGCATATCAACTTCATGTTGGTTATGAAAAAAATGGACTAGTGACTATAGAAGGAGAATCTAGTCAAGTCTACATAGACTTTGGTGGTACTAAAGCCTATTATGAAGTGCCTTACTCTGCAGCTACATATGTACCTGCCCTAATCACAGGCGCACAAGCTGGTTGTACGAGTATTTTAAAACAAGCAAACCCATTTACAGATCAAAAAGCATATAGATTAGGTTCTCAAATTACAGACGGTAAACCTACTTGGTTAACAGACACCATGAGAGTCTATGATCACTATGTGAGTGCAGATGATATGACTACTCTAAGTTATTATAATGTGCCTAGTGGTACTGGTCCAGCTGCAGCCCAATCTATAGACGCTTTTGTTTTTTGGCAATATGATGGTAATACATTCTTAGGAGTGAATCCAATTTACAACACACAATCAAATGGAGGCGGACCTAATGGCACACCTGGTCAAGGTGCTGTCCCAGATTACCCGTATAAAGCTATTACTACAGCAGCGGGTCCTAAAAACTTCCAAGATTTTGAAACTCAAACAACACACTACTATGTAGCGACTGCACCTTATACTGGTGCTGCATGTGTTTCTACAATTACGGGTTTAGCAGATGGCTCTATGCACTACGTACACAGATTTAATATTATTGAACCAGATTGTAATGACTTTCCTACATATCAATTCTCTTGGTTAAACTCATATGGTTTTAGAGACTACTATTCATTTAAAAAGAGAAAAGACAGAGGTGTCAATATTTCACGTAACACATACCTAAGAGAGGCTGCTGATTACAATGCTGGAACATATAGTGTAGATATATATGATAGAGGTACCACGGTCTATTCTCAAGCGCTTGAAGAAACTTTCACTGCATTTACAGATTTTATATCAGATGCAGATGCACTCTTCTTAGAAGGTCTCTTTATAAGCGCAGATGTTAAAGTTCGTTTTAACGATGCACCTGGAGCAGAGAAATACCAATGGGTACCGGTAGCATTACAAAGTAGTTCATACACTGAAAAAACTTATAGAAAAGATAAACTATTTCAGTATGACATTAAATTCAAGATAGCACATAATCTAAAATCACAAAGAGGTTAATATGATCCAACTCAAGGTATACGACACTCCAGCTAAAGAGACACAATATTGGATTGATCTCTATGAGACTGAACCAATTAAACTAACCCTCTCTATTGAAGACATCACAAACGCTGATGCCACTTCAGTATTTAGTAGAACCTTTAAAGTTCCTGGTACTAGAAAGAACGCTGAGTTCTTTAAAAACTCATTTGATGTAGACGGTGTAATATATGATGTTACTGTTAAAAAACCAGCAGAGATCCTAGTTGATGGTGCTGAGTTTAGACAAGGTCATGTTAGACTACAAAGGGTATTTGTTAATACCGAGTTAGATAGAGTAGACTATGAGCTACTTTTCTTAGGCGAGACTAGAGACTTCTCAAGTATTATTGGTGATAAAGGTCTATGTGAATTAGATTTACCTGATTTGATTGGAGGTCAAACTGGATTACCCAATGACTTTTTAGCCCCTGAAGATATTGTCCTTAGTTGGCAAGCCTATCCACAAACTGCTTCCCTAACTAATGGTTTACATGATGGTAATATCATTTATCCACTTATAGATCATGGTAATAATTATGATGATAATGGTGACGTTGAAGAATCTCGTATTGCTATAGGTACCGGAAGTACTAACGTACCTAACTTTACTCAAGGTGCTGGTGCTAATAATAGTTTAAAGACAAAAACTGTTGCACTAGAACGTATGAAACCTATGATCAGGGCTAAAAGGATCATAGATCAAATCTTTGAAGACGCTGGATACACCTATGATTCTGAATTTTTTGAGAGTCCTCTATTCCATCAGATTTATATTAGTGCATTTGGTAATACATCAACTGTAGAACTAAATACTGATAATAGTGGTGGTAGCGAGAATACTGCGTATGGTGATAACCAAAACCAAACACAACATACATACGATAGATTAAATTGGCAAAATAACTGGGTTGACCCAGGTAATAATTTATCAAATCCTTCTACATCACCTTATGGTACTGTTTATGAAACACCGGGAGCGGGTACGTATGATATCTCAGCGCGTTGTTTTTATATAGGTTCTCAAGAAAATAGTGATGGTTCACCTTATTATCTCAGAGCAACACTACAAATCTATAATTATAGTACTAGTACAGTTTTAGCACAATCTGTTTTAACTGGTGGTAATGCTGGAGGTGCTACTCTATTTGCTAACGGTCCCGGTTTATCAATAGGCTCTGGAGATTACATAGGTATTAGAGTTATACCAGAACAATCAACTGATCAAGATCTAGTTAACAATGTGGTATTCGAAGTTACTTCAGCACCGGGTCGTTATACTCCTGCATATGGTTTAGATTGTCAATATAAACAAATAGATTTTGTAAAAGATATTTTAACTAGTTTTCGTTTAGTACTTAGTCCAGATGTAAATGACCCAAAGAATTTTATTATCGAACCATGGCAAACCTATATTAATAGTGGTGAATTATATGATTGGTCTAAGAAATTAGTAGAAGATAAAGATGTGGTTATTGAACCCGTTTTCTTCTCACAGTCTGATGTAATAGATTTTAAATTTCAACCAGGTGGTGACTATACAAACATATATCACCAACAGTCATTTGAAAAGCCATATGGATATTTAGAGTTTTCAAGTGGTAATGACTTGTTAAAAGGAACTAGAGAAATTAAACTATTAGGTATTGCGCCAACAGAATTAGTAAATATTCAAGGTGCTTTAGCTAATGACTTTGTACCTATTCCACAATTACACACACATTCTAGTGA